CAAGGTTGGTTATTGGAGACTAAATAACCATGGCTACTTATAAAGGTATAAATGGTTACGCTGTTCAAACAGTAGCATCAGATCCATCGCCAGGGGATCCTGGACAAGTATTTTATAATACAACTTCAAAATCATTTGAATATACGACAGAGGTGCAAGGAACTTGGGCGACTGGTGGAAACATGGGAACAGCAAGAAGACAATTAGCAGGTGGTGGAACTCAAACATCTGCTGTAGGTTTTGGAGGACTTGCAACACCAGGTTTAGCAACAGCAACAGAAGAATACGATGGTACCTCATGGACAGCAGGAGGAGCTTTAACTACAGCGCGAAGACAATTATCAGGTTGTGGAACTCAAACAGTTGCTTTAGCTGTTGGTGGAAATAATAGTAGTACTACTTATGGATATTCTACAGCCGTAGAAGAATACGATGGAACATCTTGGACATCAGGTGGAGCACTTCCTTCAGCAAGATTTGGTTCGTATGTAGCAGGGACTCAAACTTCAGCTTTAAGTGCAGGAGGTGATATATCTCCTGATGGCACTGTCACTGATTTAACTCAAGAATACGACGGTTCAACTTGGACATCAGGTGGAGCACTTCCTTCAGCAAGAACATCTGGTGCAGCAGCTGGAACTCAAACTTCAGCTTTAGCTTTTGGTGGAGCAACAGCAACAGCTCTAATAAATGCCACAGAAGAATATGATGGAACTTCATGGACAGCAGGAGGAAATTTAAATACAGCTAGAGCTAGTTTGGCTGGTGCAGGATTACAAACTTCTGCTTTAGCTTTTGGTTCAAGTCCTACACAAAAAGCTACAGAACAATATAATGGAACTTCTTGGACAGTAGCTGCAAATTTAACTAATTCGATAAATTCTCAAGGTGGAGCAGGTACTCAAACTTCTGCTTTATCTTTTGGAGGAGATGCTCCAACAGGTTCCACAAATGCTACAGAAGAATTTACAGGCGGACCTGTTAATGTTAATAAGACAATATCATTTACTTAATTAAGGAGGAAACATGGCATATAAATACTGTACAGCGGAGAATTGGGGAAAGGGGTTTATTGAAATCGGTGAATCTTCTAGATTCGATATTTCTGGTCTGCCAGGTAATGTTTGGAGAATCCCAGCAAATAACAAAGAAGCAAATCTTTGGGTATTTAAAGTAGCTGGATCTTTCAAAACAAAAGCCGAAGCACAAGCGATAGTTGATGCAGAAGTTGCAAAAGCTCAAGCTGCTTATGATGCTTTACCTGAAGAACAGAAAAACAATTCTATAAACGGAAGACCAGAAAATATAGTTTTAGAGTAATTTTTTATGGCTACTTATTACGGAACATATGGACAAAAAGTCCAGTATCTTTCATCAGATCCACCAAGTCCACAACTTGGACAAGTGTGGTTTAATTCTACTTCTAATTTATTAAAAGTTGGAGTTACTCAACAAGGTGCTTGGGCGACGGGTGGAAATTTAGGAACAGGAAGAGGTGGACTTGCAGGAGCAGGTACTCAAACAGCGGGTTTAGCTTTTGGTTCTGGTACTCCAGGAAACGCTACAGAAGAATACGACGGAACAAGTTGGACAGCAGGTGGAAATTTAGCAACTGCTAGAGCTTTTTTAGCAGGAGCAGGAACACAAACTTCAGCTGCAGGTTTTGGTGGTCAAACACCACCAGGAGTTTTTTCAAATGCCACAGAAGAATATAATGGAACATCTTGGACAGCAGGAGGAAATATGGCAACTACAAGAAGACAATTAGGAGGAGCAGGAACTCAAACAGTAGCTGCAGCTTTTGCTGGTTTAACTGGAGATCCAGCACCAAATACAGCAGCTACAGAAGAATATGATGGTACAAGTTGGACAAGTGGTGGAAATTTAGCCGAAGCTAGAAGACAAGTTGGTGGTTGTGGAACTCAAACAGCTGCTTTATGTGCATCTGGTAATCCAAGTAATACAACCGCAGGCACAACATCAGCCACAGAAGAATATAATGGAACAAGTTGGACAGCAGGAGGAAATGTTATAATTGAACAATTTGGTCAAGCAGCGGCAGGTACTCAAACATCAGCTTTAATGTTTGGGGGATCTCAACCACCTAATACCGTTTCACAATTGTATGATGGAACTACTTGGACAACAGGTGGAGCTATGGCAACTGGAAGACAAGATTTAGCAGGAGCTGGAACTCAAACTTCAGCGTTAGCTTTTGGTGGAGGTTCTCCAGGAAATGCTACAGAAGAATTTACAGGTGGACCTGTAGTTGTAACTAGAACAGTAACAGGAACATAAACATGGCAACGTATACAAATATACAAGGACAAAATATTTTAATCGTAAGCTCGGATCCAGCAAATCCAACGGAAGGACAGATGTGGTATAATACTACATCTAATACTTTAAAAGGATACGCTTCTATTGGAGCGTGGGCGACGGGTGGAAATATGCCTGTTACACAAAGAGGAGTTGGTGGAGCAGGTACTCAAACTGCTGCTTTATCTGCAGGTGGAGTTCAAGCACCTCAAGCAGCATCTTATGAATACGATGGAACTTCATGGACAGCAGGAGGAAATTTAGCTCAAGCAAGGTATTATTTAGCAGGAGCAGGTACACAAACTACAGCTGCAGCTTTTGGTGGAATAAATCAACCACCAAATGCAAATTCAGTGTCTACAGAAGAATACAATGGAACAAGTTGGTCACCGGGTGGGAATTTAGCAACTGCAAGATATTTTTTAGGAGGTTGTGGAACACAAACTTCAGCTTTAGCTTTTGGAGGAGAACCAGGTGCACCAGTAGGAGTTGCAACAGAGGAATACAATGGAACTGCTTGGACAGCGGGTGGTAGTTTAGCAAATAATAGAGAAAGAGTATCAGGTGCTGGAACTCAAACAGCGGCCGCAGCGTTTGGTAGCACTCCACTTATAGCTGTTACAGAAGAATACGATGGAACTTCTTGGACAGCGGGAGGAAATTTAAATACTGCAAGATATTCAGGGGCAGGTGCTGGAACTCAAACCGCTGCTCTTTTTGCTGGTGGATATGGTTCTGATCCTGCTACATCTACACCACTTACAGAATTATATGATGGAACTGCTTGGTCAAATGGAGGAAAACTTAATCTAGGAAGAGGTGAATTAACAGGAGCTGGTACACAAGCATCGGGCATTGTATTTGCTGGAGAACCAGCAACATCAGCCACAGAAGAATTTACAGGCGGTAATGCAACTATAACTTTTACTACTTCTTAATTCTTTACATATCTTTAAAATAGTATATATAAGTCATAATGACAGAGAAGAGAGATATAAAGTCGCTTATTCAACAAGAAGAAACACATCTTAATAATCTTCTTGAACCAACAGATCTTAAAACATTTAAAGGTTTGGTTGATGAACTCCGTGATACTTGGACTAAAAAACAAATATTTAGAACAGAGACAGAAGCTAGAGTATCCGTATTACAAGATAATAAACATCCAAGTAAAGCTGCAAAGTATTGGCAGTGTGTACGTGAGCAAAACGTATTTCTTGAAAATTTAATGTCTTTATCTTTTGATTATAGACGCAATGATGCAAAGATTAAATGGCTTACTAAAAAGATAGAAACTGAAACGGATGAATATAAATTAGAGTGTTATAAAATAGATTTAGATGAAAAAATTTATGCAAAAGCTAATATGGAATTAGTTGCAAAAGATAGAATGAGAGAAATTAATATGTGGTCTAAATTAAAATCAGAATTTAATGATGGTAGCTTTAATACAAAAGATGTTAATCAACATCAATTAGATTCTTATCATCAAGTATATTTAAACAAAGTTAAATCATTAACACCAGGTTCTTCTCAACCAGAAGTATTTAATGCTATGGGTCAATTACAAACTATTGAAAGAGTAAAGCAATCAGGTGAATTAAAATACGATAATAAAGAACAAATACAATACGGAAAAGAGACCAAATAGAGAAAGACAATGAATTTTAATTTTATATTTTTAGGACAATCTATCCTACTATATGAAGTTCCTTTAGATATTTTCACAGGGATTAATCAAATTTACGAAGAAAAGTTTAATCAATTAAATCCTGCAAACCGTCAACTCATTGGTAAAATAAAAGATGAGCATTCTTTATTTTATGATGGAGATGATGAATCTAAAATGAAACGACATAATTTTTTTCCAAAAAATATATTAGATTGGTTTAGAACTGCATTTCATCATTATTTAGATTTTAATAAAATTAATGAATATAAAACACATATTAATTCAATATGGATTAATGAAATGAAAGCTAATGAATATAATCCAGTTCACATTCATCAAGGAAATATATTTACAGGTTTATCTTCTGTTATGGTTTTAAAATTACCTAATACTTATGGAGTTGAATATTCAGCATCTGAAACACCACAAAATGGAAGATTACAAATACTAGGAGCATCTTCTGGTCAATTTGCAAAAGTAGATTATCAACCACCGATGAAGTTAAGAGACTTTTATATATTTCCATATGACATGAGACATTGTGTGTATCCATTTAATGGAACTCAAGACACTAGACGAACATTAGCAGCAAACTGCGATGTACTTTATAACCCAATAATTAATAGAGGAGCATAATGATAATAACAGAGCCGCGTTGGAAAAGTTTAATAGTTGAAACAACAACTCCATTGTTTACACCAGAACAATGTCAAATGATTATAAATGCAGGTAAATCTGAACCACAACAATTAGGAGAAGTTGGTTCAAAAGAAGGAGGAACTGTAGATACAAAAGTTAGAACTTCTCACATCAGTTGGATCCCTTTTAATAAACTTCCTGAAATGTATAAAATTATTGATAATCAAATAAGAAGAACTAATGCAAATCATTTTGGTTTTGATGGAGTACAAATTACCGAACAAGCACAATATACAGAATATCCAGCAGGTGGATTTTATGACTGGCATATGGATTCAGATGTTAATGGTGCAAAAGAACCACCCGTTCGTAAAATATCTATGACATGTTTGTTATCACATGAATCTGAATTTGAAGGGGGTGGACTTGAATTGATGTCAGATGGTAAAATTGCAAGACCTAAACAAGGACATGCTATTTTCTTTGCATCTTTTATTAGACATAGAGTTGTACCAATTACAAAAGGAATTAGAAGATCTTTAGTATTATGGGCTGGAGGTCCTTCATTTAGATAAAATTATGCAAGTAACAGATAGATTACCTTATACATATATAATTCGTCATAAAAAAACTGGAAAAGTTTATTATGGTAGTAGATATGCGAAAGGATGTCACCCAAATGATTTATGGAAAAAATATTTTACCTCTTCTAAAGATATAAAATATTACATAAAAAAATATGGTAAAAATTCATTTGATTATAAAGTAAGAAGAATTTTTAATAATGTTTTTAAATGTCAACAATGGGAATATAAAGTTCTTAATAGATTAAACGCTATTAATAGGGATATATTTTTAAATAAATCTAATGGAAAGGGCTTAATAAAAACAAAAAATTGGTTAACTAAAAAAGCATATAATAGATATTTAAAATTAACAGCATTGGGTCACAAAGGAATACCAGAAACTAAACAAACAAAAGAAAGAATAAGTAAAGGTGTTAAAAAAAATTGGAAATTACGTAAATCTAAAAAAGACTATAAAAATTATTGTAAAAAAATATCTTTAATAAATAGTCAATATAATTGGTATACCAATGGAAAAGATAATTTAAGATTGAAAAATAATAAAAAACCTCCCAAAGGATACAAAAAAGGAAGAACTTTATGAACAGAGAATTATACTTTGCAACACCTATTTATGTTAAAGATATAGGCACTCCTGAATTTAATGCACAGTTAGAACAAAATATTATTAATTGGTCTAGACAAGATAAAGGAGTTCAAAAGACTAATGTAAATGGTTGGCATTCTCCAACAGATATGCATTTAAAGCCAGAATATAAAATGTTAGTAGATTTATTACATCAAGCACAACATTTTATTTACAATGATGAATTATTAGATAATGAACCTTTCCTTGGAAATATGTGGGCCAATATTAATCCTCCAGGTGGATATAACAGAGCACACACTCATCCTAATTCATTATGGTCTGGAGTGTATTATGTTAAAGCTCCTATTAATAGTGGACATTTAAAAGTAGAAGATCCAAGACCTTATATTAATATTTCAAGACCAAGACGCAAACAAGGACAACTTCCTACACATTTATGGAGTGAAGTTCACTTTGAACCAATTGCAGGACGACTTATTATGTTTCCTTCATGGTTAAATCATTGTGTAGATACAAATCAATCTAACGATATTAGAATATCAGTTTCTTTTAACTTTCTACAAAAGGGAATGTTTGTGTAATGGATAAGATTGCTTATCCAAAATACCAACTATTTAAAAATAGACTTATTATGAAACAACTTAAAGATTTAAGTTTAACTCATAAACCCATAGAAAGATCTGTCAAAATAGTAAAAGGTCAAATGGAAGAGTTAGGATTACTATGTCCAATTGTTTTACATCCATTTAATGAAAATGTAATTCAAACGGGAACCAATAGATATTTAGAATTACAACGTCAACAATATGATTCTACATTATGTTATAAGCCACTAGATGCAAAAGAGGCCAAATTTATGCAAGTAGTTAATGTTCTTACTTTAAAACATCATCCTTTTGAAAAACCAGATTTCATTTATAATGAAGATATGTTAAAGGTATATGGACAGAATATAA